GGAAATTATGCGCTTACACCTTGCTCATCCACAATCTTGAACAGCTGGTCGCCTGCCGCCCTTGTAGTATCACATATACCTTTCAAGGTAATCGTGGGCTTCAGTGGCTCGTCTCCGTCATCTGCTGGGAGTGCAAGTTCGATGCCACCCTGGTTTTTCGCGGCGTAAACGGTGATCTCGAACTTCTTGCCAGCTGCATTGGTGTTCGTGAGCCTGACCACTCTGGCAGATACCGTATTTTTCCCGCCGCTTGAGAGAGTTGTTGCAGCATTTGGAGTATAGGTATAGTTGACTTTCACGCTGTCGCCGTCTGCAATTACGGTTGAAGTTGCAACCCTGGCAATGCAGGTATAGCCCTCTTCATCGACTGCAACCACGTAGTCAGTGTTTCTTGTTGCAGCATTGTCCGATGAGTCGGCAACTTCAATAGAAGCAACCTCCGAGCCGTCTCCGTTCTTGTGGGCGAGCCTGACAAAATTAGTATCAGTCAGTGTATGGGTTTCTGCGCTTACAGGAGTTGCCGAACCTTCAACGCTGCCGAGGGTATCAATCCCGCCTCGGATCAGGTTGAGATTTGTGAGGTTGACTTCCCACATCTCGAATTCAACGGTTGCGCTGTGGTCTTTTACACCGACTATGATTTCAGGGGCATTGTCGGGTTTCAGGGTTACGGGTGTGTATTCCTCGGTAAATTTTATGCCGGTTGCGAGTCCCAGGTTTACTAGGGACGCTTCAGATTCTCCGACTTCGATTTTTGCCGAACCGAAGCGGATAGTCTCAGAATGTTGTGTGCTTGTCTGGTATGTTGTCAAGTGTTCACCTTCTGTAAATTATCTTAAAGTCATAGGGGATATGATAAACTCCTGTTTCGGAGTCGTAAGAATCGAAAGAAGATAGTGGAACGATTATCTCTATGTTATGACCGTTTATAGTGCCGGAATACCCATTTAAAGCATTTTCAACGGCTGCTTTAATTTGTTTCACTTGTGAATAGTCATTAGAAAAAATATCAATCTGAAAGCGGGGGGTACCCGTAATTCGATTGAATGGTTCGGATACCTGGAAATATGAAAGAGCCGGGAGAGTACAATCTAGGGGGAGCTGAACAGGGTATATTCTAGTACCCACAAGAGCGTATAGGGTTGGATCTGCAAGCAGGATAGTTCTTAATGCTTCCTCTATCATTTATACCGTCCGATAAGCTGGTTAAGTCGCGTTTCAAATGCTGCCTGTATCTCGTTTGTGTTTTCATCGAGGGCAGGTCTTAAATACGGTTGTGCTCTCTGATATCTAGTTCCAAATTCGACATGCGGCGCGTATTCAATGTCAGTACCAACTTGACTTTCGATTCTCCCAGGCGTTTTATTCTGTTTCATTTCTCTGAGTGACCGCCTGAGAGTGCCGGTATCAACAGGACACCTTATTTTCGCATCCCTTTCAACTACTGCTGCGCCTGCGCTTACTGCCTGAGATAAGATAATCTGAAGTTCTTTATCAAGTGCCTTAAATTTCGATTGGAGTTCTTTAACTCCCTCAATTTTCACCGTGAACATATCGGACATATCAGATTTTCCCGAAAAGCAGCTCAAGAACCGCTATAATTACCGCTATTAAGAGAGTTGCCAGGAGTCCTGAAAGTTTCGAGTTCATCGCCTGGATTTGTGTTTCAACTCGTTCTATCCCTTTTTCCAGCTCAATCTCCCCTTCTTTCCTGTCGTTCCTCTCCTGGGTTATCAGTTCTTTCAGGTCATTTTTTAGACAGCCTCTATTTTTCTCACATTCCCCTCGGTATACCAGTGTAGGGGGGTGTGTAGGGGCCATGTTACCGCTTCTCTACCGCCTTCAGGCTTGCCTCGATATGATCTATACTACCACTGAAAAAATTTTCATACATTGAAACGTTGGTAACTTCATAAGTATGATTATATCCGGATTCTGTGCTTGTTATACGGGCACCTTCCATGACTACAGCGTCAGCCGGGAGAAATACAATAGTCTCGGATGCCACGTATTTTCCAGACTCATAATAGGGAAGTGAGCCGCCAGTTTGTCTTGTGTTTGCGAATTTGCAAGCGTATTCCGTGCTGGCCGTTGTAGTTTGTGGGGTTCCTACTCCGTTTGTGTGGGGGATCGCAGGACCGGAGGCCGTAGCTCTGCCTGTGCCAGTGTCACTAATTGATTCACTTTCGAAGGGCCCTGAAACATTAGATAAGATTAGATACCCGGCTGCATTTCCAGATGACCAGGTGCCGGAGGACAGCGTAATACTTTTTATCGTACATCTAGCTCCGGAGGTTGCACCTGTCAGGACGGACCCGACAGTAAAAACAGCAGTCCCAGAGGTGAAATTGAGTTTCAGATCCTGGGATGTGCTGATTACCTGGCAGGTATGCAACATTCCGAAGTTAAGAGAGTTCATAAAGTATTGTTCACCGTCCCGAATCCGACGCGCCCGAATGGTATTGAAACATTGAGGACTTTCACGGAGTCCTTATATTTCTGAATCAGCTCAGCCGCTTTTTCATCGTATGCTTTGATATCTGCGTCTATTGTGTTCTGTTGCTGGCTGTTTCCCTGCTGGATGCTTGCCGCCATCTCTCCGGTAGTTTTCATTTTCCGAAGAGTGGCAGCCCATGCCGCGTTTTTTCCGGCGAGAATTAGCAGAGGGTTGCTAGAAGCTGTTACCTCGGCTAGTGACAGGACTTCGGCAGATACCTCGGTGATAATATCAAGGATATCTGAATCCGCGAGGGTTGAGCTGTAGACCCTGGCGCGAACTTCAGCAACAGAACACAAGACCATTCAAAGACCTCAGATAACGGATATCTTACAGATTGCCTTATCCTGCTTGATCCTGAGAATTCCCGCGCTGTAAACTCTTCCTGTCAGGTCTCCCGTGTCTGGATGCTCTGAATCGATACCATGCTCAACGGTATAATTCTGAGTTAGATAGAAATCGAAATATGCTTTCCCTACCGATGGAGTCGGTAGAACGAGTCCGTCCGAATCTGGGAGGACTGTATCAGGTACGGCATAGATTTCACCCCCATTAAGCATCTTTTCAACGATTGGTTTTTCGAGCTGGCCAGACGTGCTATGAACACTTGATTCAAGCTCCCCGTAATTCGTGAAGCCGAGAACCATGTTTAGGGGCATGTTGTACGCTGGCACACCGTAGCCTGCCATAGTGGTCTTTGCTCCGGCAAGTGCTTTTATTGCGTTGCCCCATGTGCCGAAGTCGTTTGACGTGGAATAGTCGGAACCCGCGCCCTGATACAGCCCTAGGATATCGTAGTTTGTACCGTCGTTTTTCACGCCCTGGATGATTGCCATATCCTCGGCGGTAACAGTCTGATAGCCTGCAGAAAGCGCGGCGGCATTGTCGATATCTACACCACCGACTTTCCAGCTCTCGTACATTCTGCGAGGAACTTTGTAATCTTTCCAGTACACAGGGATTTTGTTGTTTGTCAGGGCGACGTCAATCATGTCCTCGTTTCCAGAAGTGAAACCATATGACACATAACCGTCGGACATTTCGGTAATTTTGCCCCATTCGACTGAGGAAATACCGAATCCCTGCGCGGGAGTCACGTAAACGAGCTTACGCCCGATGTTAACTTGTCTCAGAGGGTCAACAAGCTGAGATTCAATTTTCTTTGAAAAAGTTGCAAGTGCATTTGTCATTTTGTCAGCCTCCTTAGATCAGACTGAGAACCATGATATCAGCCACCGCGTCGGTAGTCGTCACGCTTTCCATAGCTATCCCGACTACTATACCGCCCGCACCGATTGAACCCGTTACGACTCCAGTCGCAGCAGTCGAGGTTACAGGAGTTGAACCTTCAGCAAGCCCTTCGGCTGCGGCTTTCTGGACTGTTCCATCTGCTCCGGCGACTAACCTGTCACCCTTGACAATCGTCTGAGAGGTTGTTAGTTTTCCAACGATAACGAATTTACCACCGTAGAGGACTGGAGCCTGGTCACCTTCCGCGTAGATCGTGTTGACATCCGTAGGCATGAAAGCGGCGTTTCCGCACTGTTCATATCCGAGCCAGCCGACTGATATACCGGCTGCTCCACAGACAGCAATATCATTATCGTCTGTGCCTTTGATTACAAGCCTGCCAGGGTACATGTTGGTTGCAGTTTCAACGTTGAGTTCCTGAACGAGAGGTGAGCCAGCCGCTACTATTTTGTTAGTCGGTTTCCTGAGTCCGAGATTAGCCATTATTCCCACGCTCCGGTTTTAGGATTATATGCGCCTGTGCAGGCTTTGTTTTCGGTCTGTACGTTTCCGGCTGGATACTGTACGCCAGAAGCTCCGAGTTTTACACCACCCAGATCTTCAGCGAGTTTGTTAAGATCGGCTGCGGTAAGTGTCTTAAAATCTTCGGCTTTTGTCTCAATGCCTAGTTTTTCCCTGGCACTTGCGAAGGCTGAGAATGCTGTTTCTCTTTCGTTTGCCTTCTGAACTTCCTGCTTATATTCTTCCAGAGCAGAAGCGACAAGTTTCTGAGCTTCTTCGAGAGTCAGAGAAGAGGCTTTTCCCTTTTCAAGAGAAGCAACGAGAGTATTCTTTTCCTCAAGTTTTCCCTTCAGATCTTCGATAGAAGCTGTCAGTTCTCCGACTTTTGCCTCAAGCTCTGGGACGGATGCGGCCACCGGCTTGAGTTCTTCAATAATTTTATCTTTTTCTTCAAGCTCAACTTTGAGCTTTTCGAGTTCTTCTGTTATGGTTTCACCTTCTTCTTGTGATGATGCGATTAACGTAAATTGTGAAAGCGTCCTAAAACGAGAATTCCCATTATCCGACGCTGTAACTTCCCAAGCTGCTTGACTCCATGCGGGATTTCGTACTAAGGTCATAGACCGCGCTTCGATGCCTGTCGCCCATCCTTCGGAGTCAATGTTGGAAGCCTGCACGTATGTAGACCAATTTTTTTCCCAGGTTCCATCTGTAATTTTTTGAGCTGCGATACTATCAGTTATCTGCCCTTTCGCCTTGATTACATCACCTTCACGCCAAGCGGCAACAATGCGCCCAACTTCTGCGCGGGGATCTTCGGAAAAATCGCAATCGTGTGGATCATCACGCGGGCATATTCGGATAACAGAGGCTTTTAAGGAGTTGATAGCGTTATCTGCTTCTGATGCGGGTATGCCCCACCCGTTAGCATTTTTTTGATTGAGAGGGAAAGCGAGTCCCTCGATAAAAAGAGTCATTTGTAAATGTTAACGCTGTGAACTGATATATATTTATCTATAAGAATATTGTAGAATTAAAAAATGCTTTTTGTAAGGCTCTGTATTGAGTTAAAAATAGAAGGTTAATGTATTTAGACCTGAGAAAAAAGATAATTGATTATATGAGCTTAGAAAAACCGATTAAATGAGGCCTCTTTTCTCTCAATTATCTTGCATTGTGATTTTGGTATCCAATGTAATTCTCCAGACTTTTTCAGCGCAATTTGAAAAGCTTTTGTAGTCGAACGAAGGATAACTACGCCGCTTTTGAACTGGTTGAATATTTCTTGGCTACAACAGGGCAGGTTTCTCTTGATGTTCTGAAAGCCTATGTCGAGAGCCAAGAATCTAAAATACCAGAACAAGGTTAAAAATGGGAATCTCCGTCATTTATGGCGGAGAGGCTTCAACTAATTTATAAGTAGTCATTCGTCCCATTCCTGATGTTTACATTTTTTACAGTGCCAGCCATATGGCACTTTTCCTTTTTTCCATTCTTCTGCTGTTTCATAAGAGCGTTTAAGATCCTCTCCACACTTTGGACAAATTGGACGTTCAGTTTTACCTCTTCCCTTAAAACGTGGACGGGGTTTAGTTTCAGAGGTCATTTTTCAGACCTCGGAACCATCCTTCTGCATATTCTTGTATTTCTTCATCAGTCAACGTTAGCAGTTTTTCAGATGACCCCCATTTATCCCACGCCCAATGTACAATCTCGGTTAATTTGGTGTCGTAAGTTTCATCGGGCGCAGCTTCGTATATTGCATCGATGATTTTATTAAACTGAGAGGCTGCGGTTTCTTCATCTCCCCCCCAATCTCCAACGGTTTCAGATGTTGCATAGACTGATTTTGGATTAAACATCTCTTTATAATTTATTACCTCTTCAATTTGGTTATCGATGAATTGTTTTTTCCTCTTTTCAAAATCCTCGCCATGCTGTAAATGTTGAATTATGTATTCATCAAGCCATTCTTCTATTTCTTCCATTGTTTCAAATGTTTCAGAATTTGTATTCGGACCAAAATCTACTCGGTATGGCATTTATTTCATCTCCAGAAATTCAAACTGTTCGAGCATTGCAGGAATATCATCCTGAG